AAACTCTGTGGGTAAGTGAGTAATCTCATCAAAGCCTATCCAACTATATGCTTGTCCTTGATATCTGTAAACATCCGCATCTCTCTCAAGGAATCCAAACTCAACCTTTGCACCGCTTGGAAAGTTCCAAAGCTTTTCAACTTCTCTAAACTTAGCACCGGGAAAGGCTTGTGGATATAACTCACGAGACTTATCAATCATCTCTCTTAGTTCTGGCATAGACCTACGAAGTATTAAAGCTCTGTGTGCTTTCTTGTGACAATACCTGAGTGGGTCTACAATCATGGCAAAAGATTTACCACCACCAGCAGCTCCACCATACAACACATCTTTCTCACCGGCAGCAAGAAAGTCTGTCTGAGGACCTTCGTTAGCGTGGAATAATACTTTGTGATTGTCTAGATTTTCTTGTACAGCCTTGGGAAGATTGTCAAGTTCATCTGTGGTGACAGGACCTTCTACAGTCTTGTCAAGTTTTTGAATTGTTTCTTTTTGTTTTTTAAACGATTGTCTAGCGTTGTTAAGCTTGGCTTCAAGCTTTTTAATGTTACGCTGTTTACGACCTACCGTAGCACGTGCAGCCTTGATAGCTTTTTCGGTGCTGGTCTTAGGTCGACCTGCTTTCTTTTTAGGAGTTCCGTCTTTCTTTAAGACAAAGTTACCATCATCATCTTGCAAGTAGAGATGAGGATTCCTCTCCCAGTCTTTCGTTTCGTTTTCCATATTTTTTATCTACGTGTTTCTTGAGACCGGGAGTAGAAATTCTTCTGTCGGTTTTATATTCTAACCAATCACATGCAGCCTGAAGTGATACCTCTTCGTTGACTATCATGTTCTCAGCAATTTGTAATGCTTCTAGTTCCTCTTCAATAGGTTTAAGAAATCCAGTAACCTCATCGAACTCATACCCGAATGGTATGGTAGAGGTGTTTCTTTTAATGTAACCTTCGGGAACTAAGTTCATATTAAATAATCCACATAACTATAAAAGCTGATATAAATCCTATACCACACATGACACCCCAGACTTGCATATCTGTTAGGTCGTTGGTTTCAATAATACTATTTACTTTTTTTTCTAGTAGTTCTTTTAACATTTGTTTTCCTCTTCGTTGTTTGTTTCTTTGGAGCTAGAGCTTTTTTGAATAACTTACTATAAGCTTTCTTTACTTTGTCTAACCATCTATTAATCATTGTCATTGTTGTTCTCCTAGTCCTCTTTTGGACTATCCTCTGTTTTCTTTTTACCGAATATTCTATCCCAATTATCTCTGTAATCTTGGGTATAGAATCCGGGTCTAGGATTAGCACCCTTGCTTCCGTGTGTATTTTTATATATGGGTGATTTAAACGTAAAAGGTTTTTCGTCACTGCCTATTTGTTTACCCATCATCTTCTCCTTGCATACATTTATGCCATTCTTCTAAAACTATTTCTTCAGAGTAAGCAGCATAATAAATGTCTTTACACTTGTCAAACTCATTATTGTTTGATGTTGTTACACAACTCATCAGTAAAACTAAACTAACTATTCGTATTACCACTTCACCTTGTTAGCCCAGTAAGCTGCTGAGAGTTTACCTTTGGCTATGTTCTTAGCGTGTCTAGCTTTAAAAGATTTACGTTTAGCTTTCATCTTAGCTGACTCACCTGCTTTAGGTTTACCTGCTGTCTTAGCTCCTTGTTCACCAAACCTAATAGTCTTAATCTTATCACCTACTTTAGCTACAACAATGTGTGACTTAGTAGGATGATTAGGAGTACGCTTGGGTTTGTTGTAACCACTTACTCCTGCTCGTTTTAATCTGCTATCGGTTTTACCACCTTTAGCCATTCTAAACTTTGCTGTTTTCTCTGCAATCTTTTTAGGTTGAGCTGAGTGTTGCTTACCGGCAGCTTTATCTTTTCTTTTCTTGGCACTCGTAGCTGCATACTCTGAATCGCTTAAGGCTTCTCTAGCTTTCTTGGGTAAATATCTCTCACCTGTATCGCTAGACTTCTTACCAGACTTAGTACCCCAATCTTGTTCGCCCCATTTCTTTAGGGACTCTTGTGGTTTCTTTAACATTACTTGTAACCTCCACCTGCTTTCTTGTATGCTTTGGCTAGTGCTTGGGCTTTACGTGCAGACCATTTACCGGCTGCAGTACCGTGTGAAGCAGCAGCTTTAATTCTTTTAAATATTCTTTCTCTTAGTCCGGGCTTAGTATAGTTACCTGCTGCGTTGACTTTTGATTTAGCCTTGCCACCCTTTCTAAGTTGTAATCTTTCTAATAACATTAGTGTATAGTTCTATCTTCTTCTTTAGGTATAGTATTAAGGTATTCTTTTTCTAGATCATCATCCACATAGATGCTGTCTAACTCTCCTACAACCACTAAATGGTTTTGAGCTGCAGCTATCTCTGCTTTCTCATAGGATGAAGCTACAATGTTAGGACCTGCAAAGGTTGTACCGTAAGCTTCTATCTCTGTTAAAAATATCTTCATTGTATGATTAATCCTATACACCATCCAGCTATAAAGACTAATACAGCATCTACAGGATTACTTCTAATAAAGTCAAACAAATTATTCAGATACTTCTTCATAATCTCCATCAGTAATATCAATTGCTTTTTTCTCTGGGAGAATAAATATACCACCACCGGTATTATGATTAACATCTATCCTGTCAGTCTTTGAAACTCCTACACGATCTAGTATCGTTTGTGCAGCTTGTAACTTATAATTAGCTTGAGGTATAGGTCTATCTGACTTCAAAACCTCTATAATCTTGAACGCTGCTGTAGGGGCTTCCCTTGCAAGTACGTTTTGGGCTAAATCTACTACTTCTTCTTTTAAACTTTTTAGTACTTGATAGTGATTGCCGGAGTAACCTGCAAGTTCGGCTGACTTTTTAAAGTCTCCTCCTGTATCCACGAGGTGACCCAAGAACGCTTCCTGCTTTTCAGTTAGGTTCTTGTCTTTTGTTTCAGCTAAATAATTGGTTGCCATGTAGGTATTATAGAGGTATATTGCAAATTTGTCAAGCCTTTGTAAAGTTTTTTACTTTATTTCGCAAATGACTTGACAAAACAAGAATAAATGTGTACAATAGAATTGTAAGGTTCTCCCCGGTTATATATATAACATAACCCAACCTCATCCTCTATAGTCGTTCCAAGACTTATTCAAAATATCATAACTCATAGGCGAAATTATTGCATACCGGGCAATCTGGTTAATGTTATAAAACCTTTCGAAATGTATAACATTTAGATATATACCCCCTACTACCCCTGTACCTCCTGTCTACCCTTCACCACCTATACAATAATCATTACTTCGTAATGTTTGTTAAACGGAACCTGCGAAACTGAGCCGGAGATCAAGCCTTTAAAAGTCCTAGCACAATTTTACAAATTTGTCAAGGGTTTTTATGAAATTTTTTAAAGTTTTACAAACTTGTCACAATGTGACATTCACGTGACAAATGTGACAAACTTGTAACGCTTGTCAAATCTAGTTAACGCATTTCAAAATAGTGTATATTTGTACAGTGCTTATAATTTATATTACATTATCACTATAATTAATATTTCAACTCTCTAAAGCTCTCTAACGCTTCGAACACTTCACCAATACTACACCACCTATTTTCTCTAAAAACACCATACACGCCATTCTGAGCATTGCCTTATTTCACACAATTGTCACAAACATGTCACAAACTTGTTACATTAAACCCTTGACTTTTCAATTTTATCATGTCATAGTACACCTATATTAAATAAAGGATTACATATATTAAATAAATAAATTAATACTTGACAAGGCTTTAAAAGTATGTCATAGTATAACAATAAATAGGACATCAACATGACTGAATATAAACAGGCTATTGATGGACTGACAGGTGAAAACGTATACATACGTGTAAACAAGAATAGCCCTAAGGTATCCAAGAATGCCAAGCGTAAAGCTAAGCGATATGGAAAAACTAGGATTCTGTCAGCTCATGCAAACAGTAATAAAGACAGTTCCGGATTAAAGGTTGAATGGAGCAATCTATACCACCAAAACCGGATAGGGCAAAACCCAAGGGAAATATTAATTCGCCAAGGGTATTGACAAGCTAGGCAAAGTATGCCATAGTATACAAATAACTAGCCGAATAGGGAAACCGAAAAGCTAGGGAGACAGACAACGCCACGATTTGAAAAGGTTGTCACATTGGAGAAATGCATTATGTATTTTGGAATGGATATGAAAATGCACTTAGAGCCGACAAGTAAAATTGATCGTGAGCTAGGTGGTCAGATGGTTCGAGATAGAGCTAAAGAGTTAAAACAACAAGGTATGCATGGCGATAAAGCTAATGCAAAAGCCTATGACGAAGTATGGGGTCATACATTCGGCAAAATATGGAAGATTAAATAATGAGTAAGATTAAACAACTACATTTCAATCCGGAGATATGGGAAGTAGGCGATGATGGTTCAGCTATGCTGAGTGATGGACACCACATTAGACTACAAACAGCTCTCATAGGGTTGAAGATGGAAGCTACAAATGAACATGGCTTATTGTTCACTAGAATATCAAGTCTTGGAGTACTGAAACAATACTTCAACAACTTGGCAAGAACTAAAAAGGGTGCATACAAACAACTTGTAGCACATGGATTATATAAAGAAGATAGCACTAAGGAGGTGTAAAGTATGGCGATGATTAAAATATATGAATGGAATAAAACTAAAGATGATAGAATAGATAGAATTGAGGAAGCAATATGCAAACTTGAGAAGGTGATATGTGATGAACTAGACATTGATCTAGGACATATGGTATTAAAACCTTTAGACTATCACCATCCAAAAAGTTTAAGAGATAAAATAGAACAGTATTTATATGATGAACAATTTAAGGAGGTATGAAGCATGATTAAATGTGTAATGACAGGTAAAAAACTAACACCTAATCAGATAGCAAAAGAATTGTTAGCTGATAAAATGGAGGTGGTTCTGGAATTTTGGGAGGAAAGTTTTCTAGTGAGAACATCCGAAATGACAGAGAAAGAAAAGCACAAGATAAAAGAACAATTAGTCAAAAGATATAATGGAGTAATAAATTATCTAGGACTTTAGAAATTAGGTAAAAGACTTACCACCTATTACAAGTGTGAGTCAAAATATGGAGGGTTAT